TTAGTTTTTTGATTTTCATCTATGTAACCAACCATAGGTGCATTTAGGCTTCCTCTATTTTCAGCTAACTTAGACATCTTTAAAAAACCTGTTAACTTATTTGCATAATTAGATGAAAGTTTTGCGTTGTTTAATTTAGTATCATCTGCATTCCACTCACCATTTAATAAACTTTGGTCTACACCTAAACCACTCATAAGGTAATGTTTTAATAGATTATTTACAGACCTTTCATTTGCACTGCCACTTTTTATTTCTTTATCTGCTGTATTTCTTATAATTATTTCTAGCTCTAGTTCTCTTTCTGATAAGTCTCTATATTCATCACTTTTTGGGTCAAGATTTTCTAGTCTACCTTTAATTAATCCTAAATCTTTTTCATAAGATTGACCTAGTAACAACTGAAATCTATCTACATTAATGTTAGGTGCTGCAGGTGCAGGTAATTCTCCGTAGTCTGTTTGTAAACTATCTTCACTATATCCTGATAATGCCAACTCTGTCTGAACATATTTTTTTGCTTGTTCAGTGGCATTATTTCTACCCCTCATAAATATGTTTAATATGTTCATGCCTGTTCCTTCTAAGGCTGTTCCCATATCACTATCTTTCATACCAAAGTCCATAGGTATTGTTATGCTATTTGCAAGTTGTTGTTGTGTTGGAACTTTTCTTTTTCCATTAGGTGCTACTTCAGGTAATGTATATAACTGTTCTATTTTCATACCACTTGTAACTAACTTTGAGGCAATTTCAGGAACAACAGTCTTTGCATAACCATATCCGTTTTTAGCAATTATACTATGTAATACTTCTATACCTCTAGTGCTTCCATTTTGATTTAATTGTGCTTCTAAAAGTTTAATTTCATCTTGATTTTCTCTAAATTCTTTATTGAATCTTTTAGTTTCTTCTTCAGCTTTATTTACTCTACTTCTAGCTATTCTTTGTATCCTATCGTCATAGTCATCCATAGCACCTTGAATACCCTTAGATGCACTTGTAGCAATACCACCTGCAAGACCCTCTAAAAAAGGTTTATTAAGTATACTTCTAATCATATAGCTCTCCTAGACATTAATCCTTTTGGCTCTTCTTCTTCTTCAACAGGTTCTTCTACGTCAGGTTCTTTAATAGTGTCCATAGAATCTACATTAACATCTTTTTCTTTTAGCATTTTTTCTACACTTCTTTTTGCTAAAGTATCACGGTCTTTACTTGGACTATCTTCTAATCCTGTTGTGTATTTAATACCTGCAGTATCACCTATTAGTTGCATATTTTCTACTAGCACAGGTAAACTTAACAATCCTGTATCTACTGTATGCTTACCTTCCATAACACCTGCTAGTTGTATTGTATTAGCAATTGTTGTTAAAGGTATACCCATATCTATGATATCAACGAGTTGTTCTGAAAATTCATCTGACATCATTTTAGATGTATAATGTTCTACAACCTCATCAACGGTTGTAAATTGAGGTGGATTCTGCCAAGGTCTTGCTCTAAGTTCGTGGGTTAAACCCATTCCTGCAATAGGAGCATCAAAATTAGGTGTCTTTATTTCCATTATTTTTTAATTCCATTCTTATATTTCTTATGCTATTAAAGTATTTAGCGACTCTATAAGCAGGTTCATTTGAAAATGTATTTTTATTTTTGTTAATTGAATTTGTCATAGGTGCTAGTAAACCATTACCTTTTTTAACAGGTTTAGGTTCATTTAATTTTACATTTTGCATATTTCTGTATGCTAGTTTTGTGTAATTTGTAATCATGTTGGTATATTACCTGTTCCAAATCTTAGATAGGCACTTCCTAATGTTCCTATTAGATTTCCAATTGCAGTACCTGCTGCTGAAGAAGATGATGCAGAAGATATAGCAGCTTGTGTCTCAGCATCTAGCTGTGCTTCGGCAAGTTTAGTTATTCTATCTAATTCATTTTCAGCAGAAGTCCATGCCCACTCCATACTATCAGCGTAATATTGCCATAAGTTATCGTATGAAGTTTTAGATATATCTAACAATGCATTTGCATTTAATTCATTTGCTCTATTAACAGCTACAGTATCTGCTGTCGCTATCTGTCTTCTCCACTGTGCATTATTCTGTGCTATCACTAATTGATTTTGTGCATTAAATTGGTCACGTTGATTGTTTAATTCAGCATTAAATCTTTCTACTGTATTAACCTGACCTGCATTAAACTGACCTTGAGCATTAGCTTGGGTAGCATTATACTGTGCTACTTGTGTAGCTAAGTTAGCAAAAAATTGGTCTGTCTGATTTTGTGATGTTGCGTTAAACTGTTTTGATGCATTTTCTGCAGCTTGGTCTGTAAACAAAGATTGTATTCGTTGTTGTGCTTTAAAAACTTCTGTCTGTTGTTGATTAGTTAAATTAGCCATATCCATCTGTAAAAAGTTTTGAGCATTTTGTACAGAAGCCTGTTGTCTGTTACTTAAATTAGATAAATCCATATTTGCTAAAGCAGATGCTTCTGCTATTACAAGAGCTTGTCTATTAGATAAGTTATTTAAATTCATTGTATTAGCAAGTTTAGAATTTTCTAGTGCTACTTGTTGTTCTGCATTAAAGTTTACATTTGCTATATCAGATATTCTTGATGCATTCTGTACTCTAGCTTGAAATGCTTGGTCAAATTCCTGACCTATAAATGTAGCTCGTTGCTGTGCTGCCAACATTGACCGTTGTTGTCTGTTTGACAGGTTCTGCATTTCAAATGTTTTAACTGTATTTGCATCTGCTTGTGCAATAGGTAAAGCTGACTCAATTGCTGCCTGTACAAGTGCCTGTCCTGCTATACTAGAAGCACCTATGCCCCTTTGTTGCATAACAGATTGTACACCTCTGATAGCACCTGCTGCCCAAGATGGTGGATTAGTCGCATCAAAGTTAGCAGTTAACTGTGATAGCTGACCCTGCACTGTGGCTTGGTCTGTGGGTGTTGCTGTCGCAGCCTGTACCTGTTCAGTATACTTTGATGCTTTTTCTGCGTTTGCTACACCATCTATTAGCTCACCTGTTTGTATCTGCCTCTGTACAGGATTAGTCATTAAGATAGCATTACCTTGTGCTGAAGATAAATTCTTTACACTTGATGCTGTTTGTTGTGCTGCAAGAACGGATGCTCTTGGGTCATTTGGGTCTGTTTGAGATGCCTGTAATGTATCAAGTGATGAATTAACTTGCTCTGCCGTTTGTTGTGCATCCATTACATTTGCTTGTGTAGTAACAGGTTGCTGTGCCATTGTTGTTGTAGCCATTGCTGTTGGCACGGCTATTGCCCCTGTCATCTGTCCTGCACGAGGGTCTACTAATTGTTCTTGTGATACTTGAGTTGCTACAGGCACTGTTGTAGTTCCTGTTGGTAATGCAGGAGCAAGAGCCTTCTGTGCTGATACATCACCTATGCTTGAACCTGCAGGTATATTTTGTTGTGGTATATACTGTTGTGTTAGAGGTTTTGGTGATGCCTGTTGTGTAATTGGTGCAGGTTTATTTAAAGATGCTTGATAATCAGCCATACTACTAAAACCTGCGTACTTTTGTCCGGGGTCATTATCAGCTACATATCTACCCATATCTCCGGGTTGTCTAAATGTAGGTTCACTAGAAACAGGGTTTGTGAATAGTGCTCCTTGATTAGGATTTCTAAAAAATCCTGTGCCAAAAGCTCCCGGTCCTTCTATAGAAACATACTCCCGTCCATTTCTAATGTCACCACCCTGTAGCATTTTAACAACACCACCTCTAGCCATTTGTTTTGCAGCTTCTTCATATACAACCATCTCTCTTTTTTTATCAGGGTTTTGTTCTAGATATGAATCAAAGTCTTGCATAGGTCCTTGATAACCCATACTATTTGCAATCTTTTGTATTGCTTGAGGTTTAAACCCCTTAAACATAGCCATTATTTATTTTCCTATAAGTATCTTATCTAATTTATCTTCTAGTCTTTGCATAGCATCCATAATGTTATGCATATCTTCTTTTACATCATCACGTTTGGCATACTCTTCTCGTGTTTTATTAAGGAGTATATCCAAGCGTTTTACTTCCATAAACATACCACGAAACACCCATATAGCAGGTGCTATGACGAGTGTTAATAGTCCATTCCAAAATAGTATTGGGTTTACTTCCATAGTTAACTCGGTTTAGTTGGAAATGTTATATTACTTAATGTATCATCAGAGGGTGTTTGTTTAGTTATATCTCTTAAATCTTGACGATACTTTTTCCAAGCATCACTCATTATTACATCTGAGTTAGCCATCCAATCTGTTTCAGCTAATAGTTCATCTCTTAATTTTCTTAATCTAACCATACTCCTTGTTGATGCTTCATCAGTCCAAGTTTTTTCCTCTGCTTCACGTAATTTAATTTCGTCAGCAGTCATATCTACTAATTTATTATTTAACATCTTTTTCATTATTTTGAAATCCCATATATTGCAAGAGTACCTGCCGAAACATTGCCACTACTAAAAAATAATTGAACACCTGTATTAACTGCATAACTACCTTTAATTATACTGTAATTAAACATTCTACACTGATGATTTCCGTTTTCATTTGTTCCATTTAACATACCAGACATTACACAAGGATGTGTTGTGCTGTTCATATTGCCTATAATTGCATATCCTGTTACAGTTTCACCACTCGCATTTCCTTGATTTGATGCTAAATCCATAGTTGTTGCACCATTTGTAGAAGTATCCGTACCACCAGATTCATTTACAGTACCCCCTGCGTAAACAGTTCCTGTTCTTGCAGCACCATTTACGTTTAAAAATCTTGCTTGGACTGTTACATTATTTGTTGCAGGAGTAAGTGTAAAATATATTTGATAAAAGTCATATATAGCACCGATTGATGAACCTAAAGATACACTAATTAAAGATGCAGCATCAGTAAGAGTACTTGAAGCTAACGGATTATTTAATCCTGTAGTTATTTTTGATATTGCCATTACTTACTCTCCAATGCTTCTATTCGTGCTATTAACTGCTGTATTACAGATATATACATGGCATCTTTTTTAAATAATTTACTTGCTTTTGCAATTCCGTCTGCATCTAAAAATTCTTTATCTTTTTCTCTGCCATCTTTCTCTGTATGTTGTGTAGAGTAAACAAATCTATTATCAACAGTTTCAAGTTCCTGTGCTACAAAGCCTATAACATTCTCTTCATTTTGATGTAGTTCTGGATTTTTCCAATTAAATTTTTTTGGTTTATATTTTTTAAAGTCGTCTATACTGTATGTAAAATCTACTATATCTTTTTTTAATCTTTCATCAGAAATTGAACCAATACCATCTGTATCTGTTGCAGTAAGTGTTCCATCACTTGCTATTGAAAAATGTTTAGTTAAATTAGCTCCCTCTGCTTTTGCATAAAAGTCTAAAGTTCCACCACTATCA